AATTAATGCATACTAAAGAAATAACACAGGGGATATATTCTTTATAGTGTATTATCTGTACTTTGCTATGCTGGTTTGTATTCCATTCCTAGCTCGGTCACAAGTTGTTTTAGGCTATCGAGCACAGTGCCGTCTTTATACAATGCATAGGACTTGTTGCTTACTCCCAGCCATGACTTAAACCCTTTGCAATTTTCGATAATGTCCATTGCCTCATCTGTGTCTCCTGAGTAGATACACATGAGGTCTTCTTTTACAAATTCACGATAGGTTTCATCACTATAGTTCGCATAGTCTGTACCTTCCCAAGTTCCTGCTGTAGCTCCATAGGAAGACCACACAGGGGCTTTCTCTGTGTATTTCCAATCTGCTGTGTCCTGACCTTCTAACCATGTGAGGAATGAAAGTAGCCCTTCTGTGTTCTTTTTGTAGGCTTCTAAGTTAATAAACTCATTCCTTGTGTGCTCATTCTCATAAGAGGCGGACAAGTTCACAATAGGTTTATCATATTCAGGACCTAGCACAGCGACATCTGTATATGAGCCCTCAGCTAAGGTATAATATTTTTCAAGCTCTGTGAGAATTTCAGGGATTGAGTTTTCGTCATACTCATAAAATACCATTTCATTCCAGAAGCCTTCATGGACTCCACGGTCAATCTGAATGAGCATTGAGCTATCAGCCAAAGTCTGCAAGTCATCTTCTGTGACAATTCGATTAGAGCCTACACAGCCAATTTCTTCATCAGTAGTAAAGAGTATATGAGGACGTTTCCCAGACTCAATCACATCTAAGATTGTCTTCACACCGCACCGGTCATCTGCTCCCAGACAAGCAAGCTTAGGGTTAGCCTCAGGGCTCAAAGTGATATAGCGGTCAGAAATCATCAGGTCTTCTACTTTCGGGGTTGCTTTTTGTCCTGTTTCCCATTTTTTTGTTTCGTAGTTATAAGACCCTGTCCCTCTGTGCGTGTTTATGGTGTCTAAATGAGCCACTAGGCACGGTTGAATGTCTTCTGAGGGTGATACCCCCAGAATGTAATAATCTGTCGCTATGACGCTGTAAGAGCGTTCTGAGAGGTACTCAGGTAAGCTCTTAAGTAAAGCGTCTTGTGTCATAGTCAATAATTTTTCAAAAGTGTTTGTGATTTTAGTCATTGTATTTCTCCTTTAGTTCTTTAATTCTGGCTTCAAATTTATCTGCCGTATCATCGTAGTTTGTAATAATGGACATGTCGAGGTCATGAATTACATCAGACCATTTGCTATAGCTGTCTTCCTCTAGTATTGAGGCTGTTCCTAGTGTCTTGTAATCGTTAGCTCCTGACATATTAGACCAATAATTCATTTCCTCATTGTAGGCGTCCTCATACTCTGAGCCGGACTCGATTGTCTGACCTAAAATTTTCTTGAAATGTTTCAGCTTACGTTTGAAAACTGTCGCAAGCAATAGGCTTGTAAAGTCATAGGCTGTATAGCCAATTCTGTTTGTATGGTTTCTACCTTTTGAGTACATACCAGCATGAGCAAGTTCACCATATTTAGCTTTAAAGTATGCACGGGCTAGAGGTGTAGCCTCATTACTTTCTAGGTCATAGCGATATAGTTTCAAGTATTTATAACCCATAGCTTTTAATATTAGGCTTGTTCCATTACCTGCACAGCTCCCAGAGGTATTGCAAGAGTCTTGAAAAGCCCATGCGTCTACATTGTTAGGGATTGTAAAGTCACCCATATCAAGCAAAATGACATCATTAGAGGTTACTGCCTTAGACACACAGCCGAGCCATTGTTTAAACTCATTGAAAGCTATCAGCTCTTCATTTGTTGTGGTAACTCCTGCTTTTTTGAGCTGTTTTGAGAGTTTAGGTGCTTGTGCTCCGTGTTCGATTACAATATTATCATTGTTATAATATTTTCTTAGTACATTCTGCATGTTGACCTCTAGGATTGTATTTCCATAGTTAGGGGCTTTTAGTACATTCGTGCGGTAGTAGTCACAGAGCATGCCTACATCTTCCCACTCTTCAAAGTGTTCAGGCTTTTTATATCCCAGCTTGTGTGCATATTTCAGGATTTCCCCAACCATTCTCTTTAGTACTTTGTGTTCTAGCTCATGTCTGATACTAGTAATATTGTCATACTTACGATAGATTAGGGCTTCTTTCAGGTTCTCAGCTCGTTTTTTCATTTTATCTTCTAGCTTTTGGAGCTCTTTCTTTAGCTCAATCCGTGTAAAGATTTTCTTTTCAAAGGCTCTATACTCTTCCTTGATACCTTCCCATTTTTTAGTATCATTGTTTACATCTGTGAAATAGTGTCCGGTTCTATCGTACTGATAAAGGAATAATGCCCGATAGTCTAGCCCTCTTATGTTTCCAATGTCTGAGCCTAGTTCATTAAGTGGAAAATGCTCCATAAGCCAATACACAGCCTCTTTAGTGCCCTTTGTGAGCTCTTCTGTGTACTCATCAGCGAGCATTTTATCAATCCGGGCTTCTAGTGCCTGATAGGGTTCTCCCTTCTCAAAAGAAGCGTTAATAGCTTTCAGGAGCTCATCTTGTTTGTCTTCTGGTGTTTCATCTAGGAGTAACAAAAAAGCCTTCTTTACAAGAGGCTCATTTTCTAACATATTTAAAATAGTATCTTTCATTATTTAAAATCCTTTCACATTTTAGCGTTTATATAGTGATAGAGCGGTACAGCCTTTCACTCCATATTGTCCAATTTGTTTACCACAGGGGACAAACATTCGCCCTTGATAGCCCAATCGGTGGAGCTCTTTTGCGGTCACAAGAGAAACAATGATGTCTAGTTTTTCTAGTCTTCTGAGCTCTGATAGAGGGGTTTCTAGCCCATATCCAATAGTATTCACAGGGACACCGTGGATTTTTCCTAAATCCTTGTAATAGGTCTTAAGGCGCAAAGGGGCAAACCTTCCGCTTACCCCTATTCGCTTTGCAATTTTTCCGTCAGTGTGTAAGATAGTCACAGGGTGACCCGTTAAGTTTTCAAATCTCTCGTAGATATTTTTTGTCATGCTCTTCTAGTTCCTCCGCTTCTTTTTCTGTGATTTTTGAGCTATAGCCGGCTGTTTCTCCAATGGAGATTGGCAATAAAACCAATCCTTTATTAGGCACACGATACATTTTTTCATCTTCTATGACTACCTCATAAAATTTAGGCTTGATTTCCTCTTCTCCTAGGATAGTATAGCCTTCTACTAGAAGGGTAGCTAGTGCCATAAATTTTGAAACCCCTAGAGCCTCTGAGATAGCGTTTAGCTCTCGGTCGATAGGTTTATCCTGACCCTTGCCAAACTCGCTGAAAAGCTCTGCTAGACGCCCTCTAAAGCGCCCTTGTTCTTTGACCTCTCCCAGCCATGCTGAGAGCTCCTTACTAATTGATTGTACCATATTTTTATACTCCTTTCATTATGGTATTATATAAAAGTATCATGATGATGAAAACTACTACAATATTTTGGGCTGTAATGATTGCCCTTAAGTCCTCATCAGTTTTAACAAAAAGCCTCCAGAATAGGAGACTGAGAAAGCTGTACACTATGTACACAGCATATAGAAAAGGTGCTAGGAAGATAAGCAAGATAGCTATACAGCCCAGCACCATAGATAATAATGCGCCTATAATCTCACCCCCTTAGTATTCTACAATGTCAAAGTAATCTTCCAAGCAATCACGGTCGCAAAAGTGGTCGCAACCGTTAACCTCAATATAGTTTCGGCTCAGGTGAATAGGATTACCACAACGTGCGCACTCGTCCAGCTGGCTATCTTCCTCATATACCCAACTATCTATGTTGTCAGCATAAACAGCGTTGTCTCTTAGAATATATTCATCATATTCATCAGAAAATACAACCTCATCTTCTGACACCCAGCCCTCATTTTCAGTGTAAATCAACCCATCTTCCGCCAAATTTAGCTCATCTAAATCTTTAAATTGGACAGCTCCAAAGTCAAATTCAGGGCTATAATATTTGCGCACACGGTCGCAAGCAAAGTTAGACCAGAAGCCATTAGTGTTTACAAGGTTTCCTACCTCTTCTGTGGTGTATTCTATAGTTTCCCATTTAACCCCATAGTGCACAAGCAAGAGGGCTAGGGGTGCGTTGTATTCACCATGATTTCCTACACGATACCAATCGGCAACACAGAATCCTGTAGGCTGGCTAAAGTAGTAAAACCGTCCAGTAGACTCACCATCAGCGCTATAGATATAGCAATATCTTGAGCCCTCATAGGTTGCTAGGGCTGTACTTGTGATATTTCCGCAACCGTCAGTATTATTGCATGAGCCATCAAAAGCCCAGTCATCCTGCTCGTCATAGGTTGGTAACTCAGCCGAAAACTTAACTCCAAACTCATAGTCATAGGGGTTACCGTCATAGGCATTGAAATAGTCAGCGTCTGTATATAACCCAATAAGTTCGGTTACAGCTTCACCCCAGAACTTAAGCTCAAGGTCTGATACCTCGATTTTTAGCTTCTTAAGTTGCTTGCTAAGTTTAGGCTTATTTTCGCCTAATTCGATTGCGTCTGTATTAAAGTAGCGGTTCAAAAGTCCGTTAATTGTGAAAGTTTCCATGATATTTACCCCTTTTAATGTGAATTATTGAGAGAATACCTCTCATTGATTTTAAATTATTGAAATGTTATTGCGGTATCATTTGCCCCTTCTGTGAGGCTGTATAGGTTTCGTAGTCTGTAGGGATATTGAGAAGCTCTCCATTGTCCCCTACGACTTGCAGAAAGTAAGTGCCTTGTTGGCTAAATTTAGCCATTATCTGCCCTGTGTGAGGCTGAGACTGAGCCCAACCCCAGACACACAGGAGAAGGGCCACAGTGAGCCCTGAGAGTAGTTTTTTCATTTGTCCGCCTCTTCTAGTAGAGGCATGAACTCGATATAGTTCCTATCAAGATAAGCACATTCTGGATAGTCTGCTCCTGCTTCTTCTGTGATGAGCCCTGCATTCATAAAGTCACTAATGAGCATGTATAGCTCAGCGTTGGTATCTTTGTAAAGGTCAATGAACATAGTCAGAACCTTTTCATCTTGGAAAGTTAGGCTGATGTTCGCCTTTTCAGAGCTGATTTGAACAGTCAGGGCTGTTCTTGTGATTTTAATTGATTTTGTCATAGTGCATGACTCCTTTTTAATTATAGTGCCCTTGTGTCCGGGCTATGACTCTAGGAACTGTTACACTCCTAAAGCCTGATATAGCGGTTGCATATTTATTTTAAATATAGTGCCTACGTATTTGTTTTGACTGTTAGTCTTTAATCCTATAGACACAGCGGTTTTAGTAATTATTTATATTATTATTTCGTTCGTGAGCTAGTGCAAGCAATCCCAATTATTTGAACGTCGAAGCAATGGGCTTGATGTCTGTAAGTAGTGACTGTCCTATTGTTTGATAGTGATAGCACAGAAGGCTATATATTCAAACTAACAGTATATCTTGCATAGTCAGAGGCTCATTGCTTTATATGCTGGGCTTTGCTATAGTGCACTAGCTATTAAGTAGTTAGTTCGGATGGCTTGCTTTTCACTTAGTGCGCCTTTGCACTGGCTAAGCGGTCATCAGGTAGGCTATCCTACCTTCTCGCCTAGTTACCTCTTCCGGTCGCCTCTGAGCTACTCCAGCAAGTCTTTGCAAGTCTTTCAGTAGGGCGCTTGTTCTCCCTTGTCTTTATTCAATTTTCAAAGAGCTAGATAGTTAGT